TTGTCATGCTATCAGTTAAAGTCAAAGTACCAGAAGTTATCTGAGCTGCTATTATCGTTCCGGCATACAACCAGTCTGTTATAACAGACTGTGCCCTTATTACATTATCTTCATCAAGGTGTGAGAATATATACGCAAGTTCCCGCTGTAATGCATATTGAGCATCCAGAATATTCTCTAATGTTTCGTCAGCGTCTTTTCCTGGTAATATATCAGGCGTATTTAAATAAGGCATTTTATTTCACCCTGTACCTTTCTGTGAAATAATGTACTGTACAAGGACCAGTACCAGTTATTCTTATTCGATAAAATTCTACTCCTGCAACCGTATCTATTGGTATTTTTATCCTTCCCCTTACTATCTTAGTTTCCGTACCTGTTGATGTTTCAATAAGAACCCAATCATCCTGATCGGCGGTTTTACTTGTGTAAACACTAAGAGTGCTTGCTAAAGGAAGGTCGTAAATCATCCATAATTCAGATAATGTTTTGTTTTTCCATACAGCGCCGCTCAATCTCGGGCCACTATTCCAATACCATGTAATAGCACCAGTTGAATCCGCTGTAGCTGTTGATAAGTTAACCTTACAGACATTTTTTGCTGTAGCTTCTATGCCGTAAAGAGTATTTCCTACTGAAGTAAATCCGGTATATTGTACAGAGCTATCAGGATACCATTTGTCTCTTTCTGTATCATATTTCAGAATAAGATTGTTTGTGGTCTGCCCTGTCCCGTAAGGTATTGATATATATATTAAATCACCCTGTGTACCACAGGATATATTTTCAAAATAAGATTCATTGCCTTTCATGCCATTAAAATAAGCATCTCCTTTGTAACTTGCTTTTCTAGGTACTCCGCCCGTAAACGTATACAGTCCGTCATACCACATCCAATAAAGGATTCCCTTACACACCACAACCGACTTGTCAGAAATGCATCCTATATTTCCGGGAACATCTTTTAATTCATAATTATCAGGTCCGGTACCGTATAGTTGATGCATTGAGTAATTGGTAAATACCGTAATATAATCGTTATATTCAACTATAGCAACGGCATCACCCTTTGCACTGGTTATAGATATGCTTCCTGCATCATCAGCCGTTGTCCAATCATTAAGTAAATTTAAAGCGGAAAATTTCAATTGTGAACCAAGCAGAGCATAGACTCTACCTTTGTGAACTGTAAATTTGTTTGTCAATGGTGCATTTGTAAGACTTACTGGTGTTGCACCATCCCAAGAGTATCTATCTGTGCCATTGAATAAAAGTGTATATTTTGTAGTTCCTGTATTAAATTCTTCTATTTTACCACTCGCTGCGGTAAGACTTGTTTTAACCGAAGTTTCATTTGTAACTGTATTTGCCACGGTACCAGCAAGGTCACCTGTAGCATTTGTTATTATAGGATTGTCGAAATATTCTCCGGCTGTAACTGACTCAAAGATAAGTGTATTGGTGCTTGATGTAAGTGTTATCCCTTGGGCTAAATATGCAGCAGCATTAGCGGTTTTGAAATTAGTAGCTGTAGTAGTGAGATTGCCTGAGAAGGTTACAGTTTTGGTGAGTCCACCTGCAACGGTTATACTAGCAGTTCCGGATGATCCAGAAAGTGTTATTGTATCTTTCTGTTTTGTAGAGCTATCCCAATAACTCCATGTTGTACCTCGCTGGTAGTGTATATCCTCACTATTTCTTTGTCCTATGGAATGAAACACAGACGAACCAGAAACAGGAACATATATGCCCCTACCTTTACGCACAGCCATTGCAGGGTACTCATCTCCACAGAGATTCCGGCTTTCCCTTGATTCTGTTGAAGATATAGAAAATGGAGTACCATAAGTATTATCTCCATCCCCTAATGTTACATTGGTATCTTCTTTTTTACCCTTTATAGTTTTTAGAAAAGGCCTGTAATTCAACATTGTTTGGACTCCTTTAACTTAATTCAAAATAAGTTTTGCGTCTGCCGTGCTTAGAATACTTGCCTTTCTTCATAACGTCTTTCGTTCTCGGATATTGCGGCTCGTCATCAAATTTACTGAGCAACATATCTGAATTCATGGAATTATATTCCTGAGCATGGACGTTGTACAGGTCTGTATCTGGATTGTCACCGCTCATTGTGATAGTCATAATGACATCTGCAATCAGCATTTCGTGAAATTCCTCATTAACATCAGGAACTTTTAACATATTACTTCCGTCCAAAGTTTCAGGTATCGTCAAATATATGATTTTTATCTTAAGATCATCAGTTGTAGGGACTGGATAAATTCCTACCTGATTATATCCGTCATAATCTGATCTATAATATACACTGTCTGCCCCATAAACTGGTCTTTCACCGGAATATTCGTATTCGTAATATTCAGAAGTTGATGAGGTTGTGTAAGCAATCCATAATTCAGTTATATTGACAACCTTTATATTGTCGGGTAAGGTATACAATTCCTGTCCATCAACTGTAAGAAGTGTATGGGTTTGCTTTTTACCAATAAATTTATATAACTTTTTTTGTGCAAGGTCTATCCATTTAACTTTTTGCAATAAGTCAAATGTATTAGGAGTCCTTACATCAATTTCATTTATAATATCTAATAATGTCATATTACGCCGTCCTATCTATGGCTAATACCTGTCCATTGTATGTTGTGTCGAAAGTGTTATGAGTGTTTCCTGTGCCTATTTCATACAATGTGGCACCATCTTTTATTAATATTTCGCCTACTTCTACCTCAAAATCGCAGTCTTCTATACTCACATCAGCTTCACCTTCGACAAGAAGATTTCTGACAGTAGCAGATTGAATATCACACCCAGTCATAACAACATTGCTGTCTACAACATTTACCCCGGTACCTGTAACGGTATCACTTACCAGACCTTTTAATGAAACACTTTTACAACGAGTAATCTCAATAACATCTGTAACTGTAAAAGTTTCCATTTCAATATTGCAGGTGCAATCAGTGAATGAAAGTCCTTCAATATCGAATGATGTAGTTGATACAAGTATTATTGAACCTTTACCTTTAAAGCTATCAAGTGTAAGTACATCAAAAGCTGCCGCCGAATTCACCAAAGTTAATGTTATGTTATGGTTTATTGTTTTATTAGTCAGTAGAGATATCGCATACTCCAGTGTTTCAAATGGTTCACCAGAAGTTAACCCATCGTTGTCATCATCTCCAGCAGTTGAATTAATATAATAAGTAATATCTGCTGTTGTTTGTGTTGGAAGGTTTTTCATAAATTCACTTAACATGAATATCACCTCTAATCTTCATAGACTATGACAGACGTTGTACATCCTGAATTGTCAGATATAATATGCAGATAATCAATTACGCCTATTTGGAATCTATTTGAAGCGGTACCAGCATCATAATACCCATTAGCTGCCGTAGCAACAGTAAGTGTATTCCAGTATATCTTTCCAGTTGCATTATCTACCTCAACATTTAATCCTTGACAATTAAAGATAGCCATTCCCTTATTAAAGTTTCCGGCAGTTACTGTTGTTATAGCTTGGTCTGCCGATGCTTCACGAATCGTTATTGTACCAACCGCTCTTGTGATATTATCACCGTATTTATCACCCAAGAAAACCGCATAGATGTTTCCCCAGTCAGTTTCATCAAGAGTCACCACATCAGTTCCAGTTAAAGTAATAGTTTCAGTTATTAAATCTCCTGTTGTGTCGTTAGTTCCCCATATGGTGCAATATCCTGTATCATTTGTACTATTAGATACTATCTCAACCCCATCACCTGATGGTTGATTGGCAAAACCGCTCCAATTTGTTACCGTCAATGCTGGTATTATAACCTTAGGAGTTTTATATAGTTCTGTTATGTTCATAAATACACTTCCTTTTCTATTAAAAATAGAGGGGACATTTTAAGTCCCCATTTTATTTATGCTGCACTTGTAAATATCATTACAGCAGAACCATCAAGTGCGGAAGACAATGTTACTGTAGTGGTAGAAACTTCACTTCCTGTACCAACCGCAGATCCTACTTCTGGAACAGTCCCAAAAGTTGCTAAGGTATTTGTTGTTGAAATAGATGCCGATGCCTCTGGTAATCCCAAAGCAGGACCTGTGCCAATAATCAAAGTATCATTCCCTTCTGAAATAACCCATCCTGCTCCGGTTGCACTTGTGACTGTTTTAAACGCTTTAGTACCTGTAACCTTAGTACCATTTACTGGTGTAAGAACTTCTGTAAGTTCCTCATCAGCACTATCAGTACCAACTATAGTAACTGTACCCAAAGTATCTACAGCTCCTACAGCAGCATGAGTTAATGTTACCACTCTTGGAACATCTGGATTTGCTGCTATAGTATAAGTCCCAACCTTCATATTTGTAATTGTAACAATCTGGTCATCGTCATCAAGTTCAGGTGTCCCAAGATAGTAAAGTCTTGCACCATACGTTGACTTTGTTGCTGCCACATCTAATGTTGTTGAAGTTGCAGCTAACACTACATCTTCATTGATTTTTGGAGAAGTAAGAGTTTTGTTTGTCAATGTATCCGTTGTATCTTTTCCGATTAAAGTGTCGCTCGCATCAGGTAGTGTCAAACTTCTATCGTCAGACTGTGAACAAATTATAGTCATTGTCTTACCCGTGGTTGCTCCGTTTAATTCAAAGTTTATATCTTTAGTTACGTCTGCTCCATCACCAATATACACATTACCCGTGCCAGTTCCTGCTAATAACAGATCAGTATTTGTTTCACCAGCACCCCTAACTTGCGGCGCTACTCCTGTATCGCCAGAGGTTATTCCGATATAAGTCTTTGGAGTTGTTGCCTCTGTGAATACAATATACTCGTCTCCACCTGCATCAACTATAGCTCCTGTTGTTGCTATTTTAGGAGTAGTCAAAGTTGGTGATGTAAGTGTTTTCACTGTTAATGTCTGTGCAGTATCCTTCATTACAAATTCATCTGCTGCATCTCCAATATCAGGTATCGTTGCCGTAGGAGTTGCGTGTGTCTGGTCTGCTGACGTTACCGTTAATCCTGCATCCGAATCATCAATCAACATAGTTGTTATTGTAGGAGAAGTCAACGTTTTGTTTGTCAATGTATCCGTTGTAGCCTTACCAACTAAAGTGTCAGTTGCATTTGGCAAGGTCAAAGTTCTATCATTATCGTGTGAGCTTGCAATTGTCATTGTCTTTCCTGTTGTTGCACCGACAAGCTCAAATGTTATATCTTTTGTTACATCTGCACCATCTCCAATATATACATCACCTGTGCCAGTTCCTGCTAAGAGTAAGTCAGTATTAGTTTCGCCTGCGCCTCTAACCTGTGGAGCTACGCCTGTATCTCCCTGTGTTATGCCGATATAAGTTTTAGGTGTTGTTGACTCGGTAAAAACTACATATTCGTCACCGCCACCATCAGCGATACACCCTGTAGTTACTATTTTAGGTGATGTAAGTGTTTTCCCTGTGAGTGTTTGAGTAGTGTCTTTCATTACAAATTCATCTGCTGCATCAACAATGTCAGGTACTGTAGCCGTAGCGGATGCATTTGTCTGGTTTGTAGAGGTTATCGTAAGCCCTGCATCGCCATCACTTATAACAGGTGTAGTTAGTTTCTTATTGGTTAGCGTTTGTGCCCCTGTAAGTGTAACTTGTCCCGAATTTTCAGCATTAACCTCATTTATCGCACCTACAAGATTTGTCTTTTCAGTAGTTGTTAAACTGGTTAATGTGCCTATATTAGTTGAATTGATTACCGCAGCCGCAGCCGCAGCGTCAGCATTTGTATCCACTTCGTTTATTGCTCCTACAACGCTATCACCTTCGCTGGTATTCAAATCGCCAAGCGAACCTACTTTTATATCTGTAGCTAATTTTGCATCGGTTACATTTAGGTCCTTTATTTTTATCGTAGTGACTGCATCAGTTCCAACAACCGCAGGGGTTACAACGGAACCATCTGAGTTGTAAATTTTTGCGTCACCGAGATATAAGTCTTTGTCTGGTAATTTAATATTTCCCATAATTACATTCTCCTTTCTGGAGTGTCAGGAGCAGAGATATTCCACTCCCACTAAATTTTACTTATTATTATCAACCAGTCGATCCAACCAAACCCCTAGGATCAACATAACCCTCGTCAAACCGACTATACCCGAACATGAAAGTATCCACGGTTTTAGGTATCTTCTGAGAATCAAAGATGGGTTTATCTCTCCATTTGAATATGAGGTTTTCGTATGAAGTATCCTGTACACCCCAATATCCATCAGTGAGATAATCGCTTATGAAAGGACGTAGTTTAGGTATTACATTCTTATCATTCGATAACTCTCCGGCAACAAGAGTTGAACCAAGTATAGTGTAAACATCCCATTCCTTATTAGCGGCAGCCCATAAAAGGTCAGCTTTACATCCAATCGGCAAACCTGCTTCATCGACATGTCCCCTTATAAGTGTAAGAGCTGCCTTTACATTAGCATCAGTCACAGCTCCGGTTATGAGGTTATCTAATACACTGTCGCTGTCAATTAGAGGATGACTGTTATAAAATAATGCAACACCATCATATCCGGTATTGGAGAATCCGCCGTTTATTACAGCGGCGCATTGGGTTTCTATCAGAACACGAAGTCCCTTACCTAGTGCTTTTGCAGTTCCGCCCTTACCTAATCCCTTCATTACATTGTAAAGGTCATCACGGACTAATTCCCATGTAAGAGAATATCCCTTATCATATCTTACAGCCGTGAAGGTTGCCTCATCCCCTTGGGACATCTGGTCTTCATTGATTGTGTTACCTTCTGTATTTTCGCTCCACATTCCGAATGCTCCAAGATGTGGATAGGTTTCCGTTTTCTGCATCATTGTGTCTGTTTTGAACATCTTAGTATACTGTGGTTCTTTCTCAGTATACGCAAGCCATATTATCTTTTTATGAATTGGGGTCAATAAGTCCCCAAAATTATCTCTCGACATTTTCATAATTTATTTTCTCCTCTCTTTATTACGCTACTCCGAACATACGCCCAGCAAGAATAATATCAACAACAGAGTTTGTAGTGTCGGGATAACCGACTACCTGGAGAAACCCTCCCGTTGTATCATCTGAATCAAGCGTGTACGGTGCTGTATCAAAGTCATATTTACTACCTATAGCAGGGGTAGCAGTACCTGAGTAAACAATTTCATAGATTGATGCTGGATTGATATCAACTGCAACAATATCAGTATCGGTTGCAGTAGTTGTAACAATTGGAGTATTTATTACACCAGCTACCGTTCCTGCTGAAGCTGCATCTGCTCCTGCTGTTATTTTGTTTGAAGAAAACACTCCAACATCACCCTGATACAATGTCTGATTATCATTTACTTTGTAATACTTATATATTGGAGATGTTCCATTCAATGAACCTTTATACCTAAGTCTTTTAGCCACTTAAAATCATCCTTTCTTTTTTTTGAAGATTTTTCCGAGTTGCGCCGCAGAAGTGGTATTTTTACTCATGTAATATTCCTTTGCTGTCATGCCTACCGCTTTTGCAATGTCAATCTCATCTTTCGACAATTTGTATTTTGAAGTTTTTACATCACTTCCTTGATCACCGTTATTAGTAGTATCAATGCCATTGTAGCCTTGCCGTTTCTTTTCCTTATCCAATATTTCCTGTTCTATCTCATGGCGTAATTTGTTTTTTGTCTTTTCCCTTTTTTCATCACCAAACAAGGCGTTGTATGACTGTTTCAAGTTTAACCCTGTTTTAGAAGCCAGTTCTTCTACCTCATCTCTGTATTCTTCAATATCTGCATAATCAGGATTATCCTTTAATCGCTCAAATTCCATATCAGCGAATTTTTTGTTAACAAGCTTTTCCACACTGTCAGCCTTGCCACTATCCTTATTTGCAATTTTAGCAATAGCCTTTGCAATGTTTTCATCTAAGCCAGTTTCGTTAACGAGTGTAGATACATCAGGGTCAACATTTGTATTATTTGTCTGTCCTTTGAGTTCTTCCACTAATTGTTTTAGTGCTTTTTCTCGTTTCTGGAATTTTTTGCGCTCGGCAAGAAAAGCTTTTTTTGAAACAACGTCTTGTTTCTTTTCTTTTTCAACCACTTTTTCAGTGATTACTTCCGGCTCTTCTACCTCTATTTCTTCATCCTCTGCATCTTCTAAATCTATTTCTACGCTGTCATCTTCTATTTCGATATCGTCAATTTCGATTTCATCATCATCTGCAAATAGTTGAAGATTAATATTTTTTAACATAGTCTTACCTCCATTTAACGTGTGTCCACGAATTACGGTTATTAAGCGTTAACCGATACGCTACGCAGTTTAACGACTTACGAGGTCAAGCGTTGATCAGCTCAACGAAGCTTTGTATAATAAAAAAAGACCTGTATACTCAGTAAAGAGTAACAGTCCTGCTGTAGAGACTCTTTATATATTAATTCTCATTTATTTTAGTGTCTTTAAATCTATGATACCTTTGCTCGTTATAACTAAATGATTTACAGTCTTACATTTTGGACATATCTTCCGTACTTCACCACTCGCTTCAAGAAGTGTTTTTTACAATTAGTACATTTTATTATTTCCAAATTATCACTTCTTTCACTTTGGTTTCCATCCGGTTTTTTGAAGCACACCGTAAATATAAGCTTTTTTACGTTTCCCCTTTAATCCCTTCTTGGTCGCTTGGCGTTTCAATTTTTCTTCCAGTTTTTTCGGCATTTTCCATCTTCTCCTTTATTAATGGAATCAAGGCAATGTTTTTCATGAAAGTAACATTACCTGCTATTTTCATTTTCTTTGCAAGTGCCAATAAATCATTCCGTTTCATAGCTCCTAAGTCCGGCTTATCATTATGACCAAACGGAATATCTTCTGATAATTCAACACCTAAGTCAGGTTCGCTATCCGTAGGTTCTTCTTTTTTCATAGAAAGATATTCCGCTAATTCTTCTTTTATTACCTCAGAAGTAAGATAAGAAGGTCTCTCCGGTACCCTTACTTCTTTTACATCTATTTCCAGTGGTATTAAGTCTATAACTGAATATGAGTTATGCCCTGAATCTAGCAATGCAATATATTCTCTTCCACATTCACATACAGCCTTCATCATCTTTTTTACCCTACCTCCGTAATATCCTTTAGGTATTCCATCACGGATAAATGGCGGCTTTAGATATTTCCCCATCATTTCTATACCACATACGCACTTAGTGCTTTTTAATAAGTTATTTAAATCCATTTTACCCTCCTATTTGTACATTTTAACCGCTATGTATTCATCTACGGTCAAGCTCCTACCCTGCCAACCACACATATTACACCTTGCCATGTCCTTCTTGCCGTACCTGTATGCCCCTCTTTCACATTTCGGGCATATCAATCTGTTGCCGTGCCGTCTTAGTAAGTCTTGTGTACCTATGACAATTTTACCCGTATCTTTTCTTAACATTTGAATATCTTGTTTCCACCATGGGTCTTTAGTCATATGCTTCACGAATGTTTTTTCTTGTTCATGCTGATTTTTGGTTAGCAATACCGGCATTTTGTAAATCCCCTCCTAAGTTATTTAATGCAGCAGGACTTCCAGAAGGTGATAACCCTTCTATATCTGCATTAGGTCTATTTACATCAAGTCCATTTGGACTTCCACCCTTCGGCATTGACTGCATCATTTTCTGTTGTTCGAGTTTGGCTATCATAGCTTGCTCTTGTTCCCAAGAATTTTCTGGAAGCACGTCATAATCTCTAAGTCTCTGTCGGTACTCTCTTATGTCCATTGCACCACTTGCAAAAGCTTCTTTAGTTACAGTGTACCTAAACGCCTTATTATTAGGCATTCCGGCACCTATAGATACTTTAAAATCAAACGCTGCACTTTTTGTCAATGGGTTACCTTTGGTATCCGTGGCAATCATGTATTCAGGAACTGGTTTGTCAGGATTTGTCTTTGTCCATTTTCTCCTAAATACTGAGTCTGAAGGTGTAAGTTTTGGAATCTTTTTTAAGTTACTTGCCTTAAACCACAAGAACTCACTTTCTTTGTTCGTTATCCTGAATGCTTGTTCTTCAGTCCAATTCTCTGAAGCCAGTTCAAGAGCATAAATTAAAGCTTCGCTTAAGGTCTCCTGAATAACCATCTTATCACGGTCAATACCTGCCAATCCTGATTGATGTAAGGCTAAAGCCTCGGTTGCTGTATCTACTCCTTTTTGCTGGATACCAGTCATTTGATCGGAGAATCTTGATATAATAGATCTTTCACTATATAAGGCTTCTTTCCTTCTCTCTAAAATATAATTAGGCATATCTGGAGGTTTAACCACAGCCCATTCGTCTACATCCATTGCCGGAATGTTTAGTCCGGGTTCATTTGTCCATTTTTCCACATCAATACCTGATTTTGTTCCTATTACTTTCTGTATATTTCCTGTAAGTCTTGCGTTTATTCTAATCTGGTCATCAAGGTCATCTATTGTATCTTGCGTATTTAAGAGAAGTTCACCGCCACCTTTAGCGTATGTAGTTCCTTCTCTTGGTAAATCAGGAGCTACAAAGAACGGGTATCTCCCTTTAGGAAATTTTAATTCTGGATGATCTTTGCTATCCCATAACAAAACCCCATCTCCGGATATTTGTTCAAGTCGTATCTTCTTTTTTTCTTTCGTAAACACAAACATGTGTAAGTAATTATCTCTAGTAAGTTCATCGTGTTCACCTTCATCTTCTCCATACATCCATTCTGTTTCCATGGGATGATATGACGGCATAATAGCTTTAGCTTTATCCTTCCCAAACATATTTTCAGCCCAGTGCAGAGACTTATTGCATACGGCTATCAAAAACCGTCCGTCATTTATCTCATACACATCTGTTATATTTGGGTCATAAAATATATAGGCAGGATTCCATGATTTAATCCACGGCAAGCCCATACCTTCCAACATGTCTACATCAAAAAATACTGAAAATATTGCTTCCCCGAATTTCTTGTATCTTCTTGAAGCAATATCAAGTTTGCGCTTCATAATGTTTTTATCTAGTATGAACTGACCTATTACTCTGGCATACTCACAAAACGGCACATCCGATGGTTCAATAGGATCCACCGTTATAGAAATGTTTTTTTCAATCATCAATGCCGTCTGACCTTCGATATTGGCGTTTATGATATTAGTATTACTTCCCGGATCTTCATCATTCTCGGGAAGATTAACTTCACCCTCCCAATATGACTCCATCAATTCCCACTTATCAAATAATCCTCTATTTTCCTTATCTGTCCATGAACTTCTAAACCAGTCAACATATTTGTCTGCTCTTTCCATTTGGTCATCGTCCATTACAGAAGTACGTATATCTTGTTCTTCTTCATACATTGTTAGTCACCTCTTTTTTTACAACTAACTTATTTTTAAATCAAACCCATATTGCTCTATAGAATCACAAGACCAACATTCTGCACCATCATCAGTGTATATAATAGGAAACTTGCATTCATCCATCAGAGGGAATCGCAGGTCTATAAATACTATTCTAGAAACATGGTCTGTTTTTGTTTTTATCCACATCCCTACTTTTAATTTTTCTGCATCTTTTATTTTCATTGGTTCACCCCCTAGTCAGACACCTCACTAATGGTGTTTTTTTTCTTTGGATTTACAGGTTCTAATAAATCATTGTCTTTTGATTTATATCTGTCTTTCGGAAGGTCTGTTCGTAAAATAACATGTAAAATAACCACTAGCGAATATAAACGCTCCTAAAAATAATAAAATAATATCCATAATCCACCTACCAATTCACGACTGTTTTTCTCGGTCTTCTTGCATCCATACTTATTACTCCCATATCTTTCAATTCCTCTGGTGATGCATATCCTATATCACGTTTAGTCTGTTCTGCCGGAATAAAGGCATACATCATCTGTCCTAATGCCATACTGCAAATGTCTACTATGTCATCTTTTTGAACTTTCTTTTCAGGTCTAAACTTGGCACATTGTTCTATAACTTCATTGGCCCATATGGCTTCCCATAAAGGTAACACAGCATTAACTCTCTCAGCCTTGCTTTTGATTGCAGGAACTGGAATAAGTCCAGGTACAGTCATTCTCATCATTTGAATTACCGCAGGTCCGTTAGCTTTGTCCTCTATATACTTCGCCAATGTCTTTGGCCACTTTCTGGTCATCTTCTTTATATCAGCCATAGTTTTAACTATGTCTTTTCTCTCATAATCTAGGTCCATAAGATAGAATTGTGCCCCTATCCTTCCCCACACCCCTCCGGCCACAAAGTCTGTGCCATCAGTGTCTTTAAAAGAGCAGTCCCATGATTGAATCATTTCATTAAACATTTTCCCTTTTTGCATTGCAAGTGATAGATCGTATTTCTGCCAGTAAGCTTTTTTGATCATGTTACCTCCCTTTGTCGTTGGGTTTTGCTGACACAGGGCATTCCATGACCTTAGTCCACCTTCTAATGGGTCATTCATGAAAGATTTTTTAAATTCCTTGAGCCATTCATTGTTTTTACCGGACTCAGGTAACAAAGCATCTCCTATGTTTCTCCCGGTTACGGGTTCATTATCAACTTCACATTCTAAAGGAAATTTTATTTCAAACCATTTTTCAGGCTCAACTTTCAACAGATATCCTATTAGGTCGGTATCCTCATTCCATCTTGTATGGATAACTACAAATTTACATATGGAAGAGGCTCTCATCCTTAAAACACTTTTCCAGTTCTCTATAACTTCGGCTGACCATGAAGGACTATCAGCATCGGCGAAATTCTTATATGGGTCATCTACTATACAGTTGTGGACGAGTATTCCATTAGCAAAGAAGTTGTGCGTTCCCTCAACTTGAATGTCATAGACTTTGACGCTTTCTCCCCTAACGCTTTTAATTCCGCAAACGGTGTCCGGTTGTAACACGCTCGACATATCTTGCTTTTTCTGTACTTCGACTTTCCGCATTGTGGACATGTCTTTTTTGTCAAGGGAATAGAGAATGTCATTCCTTCCAAGTAATTGTGCCTGCGTGTAGCCCTTGGCTTCTGTATAATATCTGTGGTCTCTTGTTGATTTGATTTCCCTTCCGTTTGCCGTTTTGACAACAATGAATTCTTTTTCATATCTTGTTCTCTTTGCGATAATATTCTTTAATACTATTTTATCGCAAGAATGGTCATATGTCAAGATACGGGGCATATTTCCCATTGCTAGAAGGACTGAAATCTCTATTCCGCCGTTTTCAGTTGCTATTATTGTACCAGCTGGAAAACATAAGTCCGCAGGTGCCCCACTTATACCACCAGTGAGTCCCTTACTTAACATCCCCCCCTTTGTCCGTGCTAGCTCAAATTCAACAGAAGATGTTTTATCCTTAGATATCTCTATACCGAACAAAGCCTTTCCGAATTCCATTATCTTTTCTTTATTCCTACGTCCAAACTTCTCCGCAAAGTCCTCGTTATACGAAGCTTCTATCACATGTCCGTAAGGTTCATGCCCCAAAAAATACGAGGGTAAAGTCTCAGTAATACATCTTGAATTATGTGTTGGAATAAGCCCAGTGCCGACTAAATACACTCCACCTTCTACACTTATGCATTTTACAAGATACTCTCCACATTGAGTAACGCTTTTAATAAAATATCTTTTCTTATCTATTCTGTCTACTGGTTTCTTATTGTTTACTCTTTCCTGTTTTCTTTTTAGCTTAAATACTCTATCATTTTTATTAGCAACAAAAACTACGCGATATTTAGGCGATATATATCTACCATACAGCGTAGCACGACCCTCGGTTATATTTGATTTATATCCTAAACTTCTTGCCAAAACATTAAACTGTTCAGCAAGATTTTTATTTGCATTACAAAACTCACATATTCCCCTATGCTTATCTACGGTACCGTCTGAATCCATTAAACCATTGAATAATTCTAACCTTTGGTTATAACTAGAAACAAAATATATTTCAGGTATGTGTTTATTGTTTATTAAATTAAATTTTTTCAACCCATTTCTAAACTTATTACTTCCCACGCTGCCATCTGTTACACCAACTATAATTCTTTTGTTCTCTCCGTTGTCAGCTAATATTTTTACTGGGGAATCTTCAATGTATTCCGCAATCTCCTTGCAATCATTTTTTGAAGAGGAAATTTCTGTAGATTTTTTACAACAATCTCCAAGCCACAAACCAAGTAAATATGGAGGTATCGGCAAATCAATATCGTTATTTTTTAAATGTTCACATATCCTTATAGCAGGACTTCTTGCATGATACCCATTAAATATATTTTGTGCCTCAACTATTTCAGTTTGTCTTTTAAGCCGCTTGCCGTTTATTTTCCTGTCCCTATTAGTTTCAATTATCCATTCATGTTCTTTAGAACAAATTATTTCTTCTCTTGTATCTAAAACAATTTTCATACATTCATGCATATAACTTTCTTGTGTTGCCATAATTCTGACTTGTTCACCTTTTTGGTTGTATACGCAATCTCCTATTTCCAATTCTCCATGACACTTAAATCCTTTATTGGTCAAAACAGGAACATTATCTTCTATAGCTTTTCCATGTTGTGTAGGTAATGATATTGTTATGCCCTCCACTGGGTCACCTGCATCATTCAGTAATTCGTTCTTAAGCAGTTTATCTATACAATCGCATATATAAACCTGAAAAGGTGCCATATTAAATTTAGGATCATACGCATGTGTCAATCTTACATAATCAGCATAATTATCCTTGCCCTTAATAAAGAGCTCTTTATACTTTTCCTCTGCCAGTTCCTTCTCAAGCCGTATAATCTCTTCTAAGACATCCTTCTCATTCATAGTTTATCATCCTTTAATATACGTCACAGTTTTTTCCACCTCTGATAATGCTACAATTCCATCCTCCGTGTATGTATACTGTGGATAGTCACCTGTCCCTGTTGGACCGTTATCTGGTAATTCTACTGGTCTTCCCTCTGGTAATGCTGCACTTCCATACGTAGTCGGTACATCATCTACATAAGTACGTTCCACTCCCGTCTTCACCGTACACCGCCCACGTAGTAACTGGCATCGTCCTAGCATCAAGTTTGGTTAGTGCTTCCATCAGTACATCCATTTTATCTTCTAATCTGTTTATTTTCCTCTGTATTGTAAATGTCAAATCATCCAATTTCTTATTAAGCACATCATTATTGACATAAACCGCCTTTGTAAAATCATCAGTACCACTTAATCTACTCATTTATAATCCTCCATTCCTTATAGTACCTACCTTGATGTGCAACAATCTGGTAGGTTACATTCTTAAGCTTCAGTCAGGTCAATATAGTATTCCTTTCCTGGCTTAAGCTGTTTTGCTGCATCAAGACTAACTATATCCATCCTCAATTCTCCGCCCGGGGTAGCTTCAAAGAAGTCTTTATTTTCAAGGCTCCCATCAACAACCGGAACAAGTAGAACGCTCGCATTATTCATATACTCTGTTCTACTATCACATCTAAACTTTGCTCTTAACATATAATCATCCTCTCGAGTTTATATCTATTTTATTTGTTGCACATCTATAATCCTCTATCTTCCGATTTACTTCCATATGTATTTGTTGATATATCAACCTGAAATGCCATTGCTCCACCGCAGGAATACAACTATTTTTCCATTTTACTTACAATACTTGCAAAAGCGTTTTTTTTTGACCCCAGTTTTTATACGTTGTCGAGGTAGTGTTTTATATATGTAGGTACCCCCACCCCGACCTACCCCTTCTTCATTCTAATTACACGAAATAACTATTTCGCTACTTTGGCTCATCTTCAATGACCTCAACATCAGTGATATCAAGGCTTTTAAGGTATTTTAAGCGCTCCTGTAATTTTGTGATATTTGCTTGCACATCAGGTAATTGGAAATTATACTGGTTGAGTGTCATATTTCCCATGTCCTTCGCTGCCTTGTAGTTTGGGTTATTGTTGCGTAAATAGAGGTCTGCAGCGTTGACATCAGGCGGCAGGTACTGGTCTTCTGTGTAGTCTATAACATCTCCCTTACCTGTTACCTTCTTTTTGTCGAGTGTAATCCGCTCTCCTACTGCCTTTGAGTACATTCTATGCATCACAAGGCAGTTTTTTTCTTCGCGCGCCCGTGTATGGACGTCTTGCAAGTCAGAGTATTTTTTCTTATATTCATAATAAGTTTGCCTTGCAATCCCTAATTGCTCTGCAATGGAATATTCTGTCATACCCTCCTGTAACCATTGCTGTATCTGCGTTAGATACGGTTCCACATGAGTACTATACTTTTCCGGCCTGCCCTGGGTTGTCTCTACCATACCGCAATCTATAGGTTGTCTAATCTCTACCGCTAAGGATACATCCATACTTATCACCTGCAAAGCAATACGCCAAGTGGATTATCCCTGGCGTATGTATAGTAAGAAGGGGGTTTTGTTAGATTAAAATTACTTCTGACCACTTCTGGTTACTGTAAGTATAACATGTAAATATACACCTGTACACAGACAAAATGCAGACATTTTTGTAGTTCTTTGTGGAATATGCACATATTTTTATTTGCTTTTTGGTTATATTGTCAATTGTAGTGGGGGTACGGTGGGTGTATAATGTTACCACAGTCGCAAACAGCCTGGCGGTATGAGCACTGTAAGTAACATAGTACCTTGATAATTAAATAAATGCTGGACCTGATGAATCTGCATAGCAGACTATACGCACTATAAAAAACCGTTACCAATTCTTTAAAAAATTATTTAATGGGGGGGAAGCAAAATGACTAACACTGATAAAATGCAGGAAATAAAAGCAACATTGAAACTGACTTGTAATAATGATGATATTAAAGAAAAATATACAATTAAAGACCAAACAATAATCTCTGAGTTAGAAGCAATAGCAGAGATTAACAATGGGGAAATAAATGAGTGCTATATAAACAAGTACGGGCTAACCCCCAGACATATTAAGGAGACCTTTGGGGGTAAGTACAAGACTATTTTAAATTATTGATTAGGGGGAGGGGTATACACACGATGGCAGATATAAGAATAATTATTACAAGCACACCAAATTGCGGCAAGGAAGAGGTTACATTTACAGAGGATTTTGCTGCACTCCGGAAGACTATATAAGACCTGGATGGGTTCTTGATAGTGATTGCATAAGGGAATTAGACCTACCAGACGGGTTTCCACTTGAATATACACTTTCGAGAACGTAATAGCAGGGCAAGGGACGCGTCCGTGAAAGCCGGACGGGGGATGAAAGTCCCCTCCGCTCAACCTGAAAAGGTAATATATGTTATGGGGGTAGGATTATGAAAGTAATAACAGACAATGCAAAGAGTTATTATGCGGGACATGAAGCCTTGCTAGATGAAGGCTTTGTGGAAATTGGGACTAGAATACAAGCTTTCTGGCGGTTTTGAGCTTATCAAGCCGCACCCAGTAAGACAAATTTAAGCATATAAAAGAGAGGGAGGAACTTAAATGACATTCTACAGATACCATGCAGACAAGGGAATAACATTAGAAAAAATGCAACAACATAAAAGCTTCAACGGTGGGCACTGCGAAGCCGGTGTTGGAGAAAACAGTACAGGTGGTATCTGTTGTTGTGAAAGTTTTGAATCCCTTATTGAATATCTTGAAGGCGTAATGCCTTTAAGCGAGTGGAAAGCCCAAGGCGGCGAAATTGTTGTTTTTGAGGGTGAGTACGCGGATGAATGGGATTGTGGTGATGGAATCATTGCACATCCTATAAAAATAATAGAAAGAAGGGAATTGGCATGAAATGGAGATTTTGGCTTACAGACTTGGAAGGTAATAATTTTAATGCTGAACACGGCATTGAAGAATACCACTTCGGGGAAATAGAAAATTGCATAAAAAACTATAAGTCAAGTATAAAAGATGTGGGGTATGATGATCATCCTCCTAGACCTGACATGGTATCGAAGGATGGTGAATTGTTTTACATCAGCTATAAAAAGAAAGTATAGCCGAAACGGGGGGCTTCCCCGTCCACCGGACATAGCCGCCCGGTGCTGAGGATGGCAGGCTAAATATTATATTGGGGAGGTATTTATATTATGCTAATAAATGATAACGTCAGACCAGAAGGGGGACAGTCGTGGTATCCCCTTACGCACTGGAAAGCAATTGAACTATCAAAACATGAAATTGTTTGGATAGCGTTCGGACATTCTGCTAACTGGGTAATTTCAGACACAATACAGAGACTATTAAGCGGCTACAGTACAGGAAGAATGCATTGCAGAAGGGTCAAAAACCCTTTCTATATGTTTAAGAAAACTCATAACATCTTTGGTAAGGAATGCATTACAACAGATAGAGAATCATTCACAGAAATAGTGCCATTCACAGAGGACGAAAAGAAAATGTATGAAAAAAGCAGGATTGATTTTAACAAAAAAATGTTCCAATAAAGCAGATGGGCGGGGTAACCCGCTAATGCGCTCCGGGATACCCGGAACCAGTCCAAAGTCTGGTAGCATGGAGGGGGTAAAAATAATGGACAATAGTGAAGTCATCAATTGTCACTTAAAAACTAATGATAATGATAGGTATAAAAGACTTGCCCATCTTTCAGTATGTGAAAGATGCAGTGGCAAAATAAAAGGACATCGCGAATTGGATGTCTGGCAAATATTTGAAAATGACGGAATGAAAAAATTGTATGAAAAATTTAAAAAGGAGGTATATTATGGAATGGAAGGTTGTAGCAATTGTATGGATAATTGATATTGTGGCATGGGCAATATTATTTCTCATAAGGAAGGATTATTTGTTCCCATGGGATGAAGCAGTTTTTTTTGTATTTCTTTGTATTGCAACATTGATAATTTTCACCAGCACTATTCTTAAAATTATAGGAGTAGAGTAGTAGAAAAATAATTTAAGGGTGGCGACCTACCTCCAGGAAGGAGTAAATATGGATAACGAACGGTTCACACAGCGTATCTCAGTAAAGATACCGCCAGAGCTCAAACAACAATTTGAGTCAATATGTAAAAGGGAGTATACCACTGTTTCGGTAGTACTCCGGGAACTCATTTTGAAATATATCAGAGACAAATCTTAGTCCCATGCCCTCACATCGAGGGTATTTTTTTTTGCATATTTTCTGTTATCTTTTTGGCTTTCCTGTTCAACGTCCTTAGGGTGGGGGGGATGGTTTCAAATTCTTTTGCATAAGACTCCTGCACTTCCGGCCATGTCCGCTTTTCTATATAATGAGCGTGGATAATGAATCTATCCACTTCACCGAGTCCCTCCATCAGTGCATCCACAAGACTGATTCTATAGATATGGTACTCCATATCATCTTTTATACCAGCAAGTTTTTTGAGAAGCTCTACTTTATTTCCTTCCTTCGATTCCCTTTCTAAAATAAGCTTCTCTACTATGCTTTCAACTTTCCGATTTGATAATTCAACTGTGAATCCCCTGCCTGGAAGATAACAAAGTTCATCCAGGCATCCTAATTCGTGTAATATATTCCTTTGTTCATTTTCAAGCATTTTTAACCCGCTTGTATAATTTTTGTATGAACTCAATAATATTTTTACATTCATCCCTGTCCCCCCAAGTCTTGTTTTATAGCATCCCTCAGTATGTTTATCCTTACTTTACAAGCCATAATTTTCTCTTTTATGACTTCGTATTCTGAGGTCAGAAAATCCCTTTCATATCCCAGTTTTGACACTTCTTCCTCTCCCTTCGCCAATTCTTCACATGTTACCCATATAAATATTCTTTCATCTCTATTCAACCTAAAAATCTCCTGTCTTAAGGCTATTTTATAATCCCTCTCTGCGATAGCTTTTCTGTGTCCTGTTTCATTCATCTCCTTAATACTTTCATCCAGTAATGTTTCTTCATCTTTCAAGGCATTTATCAGGTCTTGCCCACTTTCAAACATCTTTGACCTCCCATATCTCTATTACCGTTCGAGGGTTATTTTTGTCGTATTTAGCTACCAACTCAGGCTGTCCTATTACATCAAAACTATCATCTTCCAATATCCCAACTTTAACAAGCGGATCCATTAGCATTTTTGTATTATAATTATCTGCATCATGTCTGTGTAGTGTCTTGAAGTAATACGTTATACGTATCTTCGCCTTTTTGTATGGTTCTACAGGTCTTTTGTTATAAACTGAATAATATATATCATGTCCCCAATCTTTCTTAATACGTGCCTTTTTAGCCCAATGATAGGTATTTAATTTGTTAAGACTGGGGGGTATATTATTTATTGTTATAGCTATCACATCTTCACCCCCAACCATCTCATTATTTGTTCTTTAGAACTTATCCATCTATCTTTTTCATGTTGAAGAAATCCCTTTTGCATCTGATGGTCAACTTCATCCAGAGTCATTTCAAGTTTTATGCTTATGCCAATCGCACCATAATTTTTATCTTCAAACAGTGCATCAACCCTTTCTTTAAGTATCATTCTTGCATCGTCAAGAAATTGTATATTGTTGTGGTCATGACACTGTTGGCACACATGAAGTATGTTTACAGGGATATTCAAACCCCCACGCCCCTTGGATGTATATGGTGGGGATGTTCTGCCTTATGCTGTCTACAATACTCACAAATACCTTTACTTCGTTCCCTGACCTTCTCTATTGCGTGAGGGGGGACAGGTTTGTATCTGTATTTAGTTTTCTTTTTCGGTTTTGGAAACATAGTTTTCCTCCCTCTAATCCTCTTGTATACATAAAACAGATACTTCTTCAAAAATTGTCCAGCTCGCTCCATTCCCAATCTAAAACCACCTATACCAGCAAATATATCAACAAATTTCATTTCCTCCCCCATCTAAACTTTTTTTTGACACCCTCCACCTTCATCCTCACACTTGATGTCCTTTCACTGCCATCTATCCTTACATCAACCATACCCTTTTTATCTACCATTCTTGTTATCTTTCCATAAAGTTTAACGCTATCATCTCGTTTCACTTACTCCACTCCTCTCATTAGCATAATCAAGTAGTACTTCCTCAACCCTTCGTGTCGCTTCTATTATTGTGTAGTCGCTATCAAAGGCATGGATAGTGCCGTGTAACCCTGTTACTATTTGTTTTTTGCTTAATCCTTTGTCAAATTCACTTTTTATGTGGTTGTCTATTATTTTGTAATCTATTGCACATCTTTTCATATTCTTAATCCCCTTTCTTCTTGAAATTAATAACTATTACCCATGGGTTTCCACATACAAACCAAGGTTTTCCCCTATATTCCATAGTCGCACGGATATTATCCCAAGGATAACTTTCATAGTGGGTTATGACTCCTTTTTTCTTTATGGGTTTGGGACTTGCATTTATGCTATCCCACAAATCTATAAAACTATCCCTGTATGTACCCGTAACCCCATATTTTTCTTTCAGTAATGTACCCTCTGCCCTTGCATCTTCCTCTGATATATCCTGCAAACGCTCAATCCGTTTCCCTTCGTTTGTGAGGAATATCCTAGCTGCTTTGCGTGGCATGTATATTGAAGGTTTCCATTTTACAAAACTTCCATATTTCTTAAAATTCTCTTGTATAATATTTGATTCGTCTGATGTGTCCGCTCTATAAATATACAAAGGGTCATATGGTACTCTACCTGAGGTTACTCTGCTAGGATGTGCCACTGACCACGTTTCCCTCACCCATAGTTTCGCACCTTTGTTGCCGTATGGACATTTATGGATACCTCCCTCACGGAATAACCAACCAACGGCAGGGTCAAAAATTGCCTTGTCACATTTTGCGTGTGGTTGTGGCTTAATAATACGTCTTGTCTGTGATTTTCTTTCAGCCTGTATTGCCCTTACCATTTCAGTATTGAACAATATTGGGAATTCATTTTTAATCATTTTTCTTTTCCCCTTCCACAACTGGCATGTATTCTCTGTGATAGACTTCTCCACATTCGTCACATTCAAATATTAGATAGTCGCGTGTTGTCACTGATTCAATAACACCTTCACAACTATCACATTCACATTCCTTTTCATCGTATTTTTCAAACAATTCACCGAATATATTACATTTAAGAGCCTCCCAAAAATCTAAAATATAACCATCATCACCACATAGTTCATACATATGCTTTTCGCACCAATTGCAAACATGTGATCCTTGAAAATTTCCATCACTTTTTCCACAGTAATAATATATATTAGGTGAATTCTTAGGTATAACACTCCCACAAAATATACACTTGTGATCTTTTCTTGTTTTTTTAATGATTTTTTTACCTATATGCTCCCACATGTTCAATTCCCCTCATAAATTTGATATACTGCTCCGCCCTTTGTGTTATCCTCGAGCTGTTTCAGACGTGTTCTTGTATCGTCAAGTAAGTCTGTCAGCCCATCGACAGAATCTTTGTTGTGTGTGCCTATGCTAATGTAGTCGCTCATTGCATCAAGGCTTTTGCTTAACGCATTTTGATATTCCTCTTGTATAGTTTTTGTCAGTTCCTGCAAGTCTCGTATGTCCTGTTCAAGTGAATATATGTACTCAATATTGTATACCACCTTTATATCCTCGATATCCTGTTTCATGTCGGTTATACTGTTTTTTGCTTGCAGTGCTTGACTTATACTTGTGGCAGTTACTACAAGACATACTATCAGGAAAAATATTATTGTTATTTTAGTTAAGTTTTTCATGATTTTATTCCCTCCTTCTGGTATTTAGGACATATCTGTGGATGTTCTTCGTTATCACATTGGTCATTTTTATTACAACATTCTTCATATAAGCATATTTCAGGTATCTTCTTCGCCTCCTGTTTGAACCACTCAATTTCTTTTTCCAATCCTTGTATGGTAACAATTAATTCTAACAAGTGCATCCTTGCAATTTCGATGCTTTCTGCTTTGAGTAACACTAAGTTTTGCCTTAAAGCTTCTACCGTCATTTGTTCTAATAGGTTTTTATTTGCTGTCAACCTCATTTTCTGTCAACCCCCTTCGTAATGTGTTTCCATACACTTATTATTCCTCCGCAAACGGTATTACATTTTCTGCTGCTATCTGTATTGTTTCCCTTTTTGTAATATCCACATACCTTTAAATTCTTTTTGTATACAAAGCATGGTATCGTTACCCAGCATACTTTCTACAGGTATCGCCTTTTTCTCTAAATTTGCTTTTTGTGATTCTGATAATATCACTTATTCAATCCTCCCCCTCTATCGCTTCACGTTCCAATTTTCTGTGTTTTATTTCTATATTTTTATCCCTTAACTCTTGTATTTCTTCCTCACTCAAATATTCAGCCAATGACTCCACATAGTATATACTTTGGTCTTTCCCTTTAAGTTTTCTTCCGTCATATACATATGCCCCACCTACATCACAAAAAGGACAAAAAGCAACATGTTCGCAAGGTATCTTTCCATATTTACCGCCGATGTCTTTTATTATAGTGACGATTACATATCCCTTATCATCACAGACAGAACAATAATTTTTATTGTTTATTGTGACTGCTTTTTCCTCATCCTTCACTGTATAATAGGCTTTATTCAACCGGGATATTTCAGGTACGTTCCTGCTTTCTTCTTCCACAACAGTATTTATTACAGAATTCATTGTTTCGTATTTTTTCCTTTGAAGGTATTTAATATATTCATTGCACACACCAGGCTCATCAAATTTATTGAAAGAACACGCATTTTTTAATCTTTCAATTATTTTTTCAGCTTCATTCCTCGACATTTAAAATACCCTCCTCATCTAACTGTTCATTTGCCTTTCTCATTGCTTCTTTAAATTTATCTTCTTTTATTTCAGATGCTGTTTTCTTCGTAAACACTTTGTATTTTTGTGGGTGTTTAAAGTCTTCCCAATACCCTCTTTTCCCAAAGAAATTATTACTTGAGAAAGCAAATTCTTTCTGTTCATCAAGCATACTATCATAATAATCTTTATAGTTTTGCACAAATAGAAGAAGTTCATCTTCTGTATATTCTTCAAGCAGCTTATTCCAGTTCTTGAATGTATCTGCTTTTGCCTGAGACCTTGGATAAATTTTATAAGCAGTTTCAAATTTTTCTGTATATATCTTTTTATTAACCTTATTAACCTTATTAACCTTATTGATAGTTGTTACCTCTTTGTTACCTCTTTGTTGGGTCTTTGTTGCCTCTTTGTTAGTTTCTTTATTACCTTCTGACATACATGTCTGATAAACATGCCAATTTAATATAGTTACAAGTCTTCCAGTCTTTGTTGATTCGTATGTTAGAAATTCAAGTTTTTTAAATCTTTCTAACGCACTTCTAACATTTTGAAAAGTGATACCTTTTCCACATTTGCTAATTATACTATTTATACTTGTGATAAATTGACCGGGTTTTACTATAAATTTTTTACCTCCCCATTCCCATTCATTATCTGTGTATGACGCCATCAACAATAGAGTTACTAATATAGTTTTTTGTTCAGGTGTTGATTTAACCCATATTGGTTTTTTTAGTAATTCTCTGTATAATAATATATATCCTTCCAATATAAGACACCTCACTCTGTCGTGAATATTTCATCAAATTCAATACCAAGTTCATCACATATTTTTTTTGCTGTAACAGGACTTGGATTGGATTTACCTTTTAAAATATAATTCAACCCTTGCTTTGATAATCCTATTTTCTGTGAAAAACTTACCTGAGTATGCCCATGTTTGACAATTAAATTCGCTAATTGATTGTTAAAAAGTTTAATTTTAACCATTTTTATTATTACCTCCTTAGTAATTATACTTTAATTACCTTTGAATGTCAAGGGTTATATCACTTTCAACTTCATTTTTATTATTCATAAAGGCACGCCTATTTCTTCAATACGCATTTGTGATGTATATGTGGCTATACGCTGTTCAGCTATCTTGCAGTATTCCGGATTCAGTTCAAAGCCTATATAATTACAGACATTGTCATATACTACAATAGCCGTTGTACCAGCTCCCATAAATGGGTCAAGCACTATTCCACTTTTAGGGCATCCAGCTTTTATGCAGGGATAAATTAAGTCAGGGGGAAATGTGGCGAAGTGAGATTCCTTAAACGGCTTAGTGTTTACTGTCCAAACTGAACGTTTATTTCTTTTATCTGTTATTTGTACGAAGTTTTCTTGTCCGGTTCCTTTCTGTCCTTCTCTCTTTTCTCTATAATGCAATCTACCATAACCTTCCCTTGGGTCACCTCCCCATTTACTTGGTTCCTTTATGGCTTCATTGTCATAATAATATTTAGCAGATTTACTCAATAAAAATATGTATTCATGTGCTTTTGTACACCTGTCAGTCACGCTCTCGGGCATAGGGTTTGGTTTGTGCCATATAATATCTTGTCTTAAGTACCATCCATCAGCACGTAAAGCAAATGCTACTGACCATGGTATGCCAACCAAGTCTTTAGTTTTTAATCCATAGGATTCAGGTTTTGCTTTTGATTGTTTTATCTCTTGGATGCCTTCTTTATTATTTCCCACAGTAGCTTTTTTTGATTTATGCCCTCCTGTATGCACACTTGAATAACTATCACCTAAATTAAGCCATAAAGTGCCATCATCACGTAAAACTCTTTTAACTTCGCGAAATATTTCAATTAATTTTGCGACATATTCGCCTGGTGTTCTTTCGAGTCCTAATTGTCCATCAACACCATAATCTCTGAGCCCCCAATTCAATAGGGTGGAGATGTGACACAACAATTTACCGAACTATTATCTAATTGCTTTAATAATTCTAATGCATCGCCACAGATTATTTTATTAATCATTTCTCCTGTACCCATTGACATCACCACCTTTCGTTGATATAATTATATTAATTACACACACCACATAATTGGAGATATGTTATTATGAAAAGAACTGATATTGCTTATATTGCAGGTCTTATTGATGGAGAAGGATATATTGGTATTAAAAAAACTACAATTAGAAAAGATTGTGTCAATCCTTCTTATCATGCCAGAATTCAAATCCGCATGGTTGATGAACAAGCCATTAAGTTTATTACCGAAACACTCGGTGGCAACTATTATAAAGAAAAACCTTCTTCCCCAAAAGGGCGCCCACTGTACTGGTTTCAAGCAGCGAATAACTCGGCTGAAATCATACTCAAAACAATACTTCCGTATCTTAAAGTTAAAAAAACTTCTGCTGAAACTGTTCTTAATTTTCGTATAATACAATCCGATTCCGTTAAACACCGTACTAAAATTACAGGGTATAGAAATTTTCCTAATTCTCATGGTACTATTCGTAAAGTACCAAACCTTTCTTATTCTGATGAATATATAGCTATTTGTGACGAATACTATAATGCTTGCAAACAACTTAATCATGTTGGTATTAAATAACGGAGGAGAAGTTACACAACAATTTATTGAATTGTCATCTAATTGTTTTAAACCTTCCAAACAGTCCATATTGTAAATTCGATTTTTCTCTAACATGCCAACCTCCCCAATATCCTATTAGCCACTCTATAAGCGGCTTTTTATTACTCATAAAGGCACCACTGTTTAGCCATTGCATCAGCTATCCCTTGATATGTACGACTTCTTTCTTTCCATCTTTCAGGTCCGGGAGCCATGCGGTGTATTCTGTTAGTTCTACCCTCTACTATATTTGTTGGTTCAAGTAAGGGTAAATTTTTCATCCATAAACATGTTGCTTTTGTTTCCCCATGTCCGAACTGCCAAGGCTGAATTATCTGGTCTGGCTTGCGTATCTTTGTTGATATTATTGATATAGGGTTTTCAAGAGCTATTTTATTAATTGGTAATTCCAATAGGTATTCTACAAATTTTAAAGACTCGTACTGCTCGAATTTTTTATATTTAAACCATCTTGCACCAGATACTGCCAAGTGTGTACAAGGCGGGTGACATATAGCCAAATCAAACTGTTTCCAATATGTCATTGGAAATTCATAAACATCTTTTTGCTCATGTGGTCCTGGTTTTTCTGTCGGTAATAAATCTATTGAGACAGCATCATTTCCACTTTTTATAAACGCATCTCGTACTATTCCGCTAAATTCACATATTACAGATACCTTCATTAATCCAACCTCCCAAATATCCTATTAGCATCCTGTTTTATATCTTTTTTTAACTCAGGATTATCCAATATGGCATACATTCTGTTGAGGATTATTGCTCGTATTATTACATCATACTGTTTACGTATTCCTGTGCCATCTTTCACGGTTCCTTCCCCCTTTGTGGTAGTTACCTATTAATTCTTCAAGCTCTCTTATGCGGTATACTGCGCCTCAATATGAGCTTCATCTGCATTTTCAAAATAGTGTTGTGCATGTTGAAATTCTTTAAGTAGCTTTTGATATTCATCCATAGCATCCTCCTCGTAATTTAGAAAGGAAAACAATCATCATCAGGCGGCATCTGATAACTTCCTTCTTGCTTATCCACTTGTTCCGTATGTCTCTTGCTTTCCGCAAAATACAATTCATCAATAACAACCTCTGTAATATACTTCTTGCCGTTATCACTCTCATATGTCTGTGTCTGGATGCTGCCGACTACAACTATTTTCATGCCTTTACAAAAATACTTGCTAGCAAATTCGGCTGCTTTGTTCCACGCCACTACCGGGATGAAGTCGGTCTTATCCTTCTGGAACCGCCTGTCTACAGCTAATGTAAAACTACATACGGCTTTGTTTGTTGTTGTGTGCCGTAATTCAGTGTCTTTAGTTAACCTTCCCATTAAAATCACCTTGTTCATGTACTCACCTTCTTTGCTTTCATCTTACTGCACATGCTGTCGTATTCAACTTTAGTCAAATCCTTAATATCCTTCTTGTATACTTCTTTTATGCGATTTTTTAAAATTTCTGCATCAATGTCTTTGCTTATAGCTATAGCAAATGCCCTTTTAATCTGTGCTTCGGATAGTTTGAAAACGTTCTGTTGCTTGTTTTTATTTTTACCAATATCGTCACTATGCTCATTATCCGTGTCTTCTCCACTGAATAACATAAATGTCTTACTTAACATGGTTTTATAAGCATAGGTAAAAGCCTTACCACTCCCTTTATCTTGTGAGTCAGCACCATTACCAAAACCGATAAGTATTTCTGATTCACCTGTTTCAACATCAACAATTTTAAATTTAACTTTTATCTGTGTGACGTTCCTTGTTTTGGTAGTAGTTTCATCTTTATAAGTAGCATCATAAACTGTGCTCTTCTCTGAAATATCCCCATCAATGGGGAATACAATTAACTTATGCTTTTTAAACAATGGCTTCAGCATATTAAGCACTTCGGCTTCACCTATGGCATTATAACTGTTAACTCCGGTACCTACTCGTTTATTCTTTTCAAGACTTGTGGACTCATTCATTACGTTGTAAATTTTCTCATATAGACCCATTACTTCAATTCCTCCTTATTCAAATTTTTAATAACGGGGACGGTCTTGCCGGCTTCGGGTTTCCCCAGCTATTCGTGCGAAGGAAAGCCCCGTTATTGTCACTTATCCAGTGATTTCTAATACTTCTTTTGCCTCATTTTCGGCTGCCTTACGTGCGGTTTCAATGTCTATTTTCGCAAGCTCAATAGCCTTTTTTGCGATATGAGGAATGTATTTGTTAATTGCCTTTTCCATGTATTTTGCTACATCTTCGTTCATAGCAGAATATCCCGAAGAAGAACCATAATACCATAAGATGCGTGTAATTGCATGATTGCATCTTGACAATAACCATTAGTACGCTTGCCAGTATAGCTTATACGTAATACATGCTTATCGTTTCTTGTATCTGCTTTGCCGCCCTTGTCAAAAACCATTGCACAATTAAGTTTTTCCTCTACTGTATCGCAAATAAATTTTACTTTTTTGTAATCATCAATTTTACTCAACCTCACTACCCCATTTCTACCGTTATTGGCTAACTTATATTTTAATTTATTATGGTTGTACCTCCTTTGATAAGCAAACAAGAAACTGTACTGCACATGAACCGTCATAATGCCAAGCACATTCTTCTCCATCACATTCTCCAAAGTGCGATTTTGTAGTTTCTGGAGCATGCTGATAAGCTAATGTTTTAACGACTTCTTTTTTCATTGACACAATTTTTTATCACTCATACTAATACCCCTTTCCGTTGTTGGAGAATGACTATTGCAATGTTTATATACATCACAATACTTCTCACATTTACGCCCATCCCAACATTCCTCACTAGTACATTTTTGTGGAACTACTTTGTTTCTCAATGCTCCCAGTAATGCAAGGGATTTTTGTTTGAAATATTGATGAACCTTCATGTCTTCAAGAATAGGAACGGGTATGAGATAAATATTTTTCATTATGCCTCGTGATGTAGCTGCTATTGTTCCGCCGTCACGAACGACTGCTTCAATATACATTTTTTTAACACCGAACCCTGTGGCTTCAATTTTCATTCTATAGTCGTTCATTTGAAGTACAGACTCGTACATGTTAACCCTACCTGTTAATTGCGGTTCTTTGCGTGTTTTTGGCTGTCCTGCCCTAGCTCCCGTCTTAAAGACTCCACCTGTTTCGACATCAACCATTTCTATCCCCGTGGCCATCATGACCTTGTAGCTTCCCCAGGTCTTGTAATCGTACAGGGTTTCGTTCTCTGCATCATAACAGTCAAATTCGCCTGTGGATAAATCATCTTCAAGACGTATCTCAGACAACTCACTCGAGGAATATTGTTCAAGAACGTCATGGCTTTTCGTTCCCAAGATTCGGAAAGCTGCCTTCTGTGGGTCAAGTATTAGGTCTTCGTGTATTATATGAAGATATGCTTCTCTGGTACCTTTCAACAACTGTGTTGTACTCGGCTTACCGGACCATATTCTTTGTTCTGCCATAAAACGCAGGGTAGGTAATGACATGCATCTATTACTCATTCTACATTGATTGATACATTGTTCTATTGTTACTGTCTGCCCATCAGGACAGAGAAAATATTTATACATTGTTTTCCTCCCTCTATACTAATTGAAAATATGTTATTCCATCGTATTCCAGCGTTATTTCATCACGGTACTCAATATCAGTGTTGTATACAACACGAGTATCAACCGAAAGCATCATTACTATAATGGTGATACCCCTGTGAATTTGAACCCCAGTATCTGTGAAAACACCACACAAAGAGATTTCATCATCCCACTTTCTCATTTTCATCTCTTTAGCTTTTATTTCTCTGACTGCCTCGTGAAACTCAAGAAAATCTTTTTTAATTTCTTCAAGTCTATTACTCATAATACCCCTAAATGACTACACTAATATTTACCCGTCCTGCGGGATTTCTGCCTACACTTGCGATGTGTGCTTCTTGCGTTGTACCGCACTTCTATATTGACGTTGTCGTGATTTGATGTAAAGCTGAAAGGTTTGTATTTATTCATAATCTTTGTCTCCTTTTCTTCAGAAACATCATCATAATCCTTTCGTATGCAAAAATAAGCTACACCTATTATCAACGTTATCAATACCGCCGCTATCATTTTGCCAATTATAGTTAGAAATGAATTATAATCCTCAATCATTGCTCTCTACCCCCTTATTAACTCCCTTATATGCTCCATTGCATATTCTACCGTTGCCCTGCGATATCCTATGATGTAGCAATGCCTCCCGATAAAATATGTTATACTTGCAAAAATGACAAGCACGAATATGTCACAGACTAATATCTGTATGGTAGTCATAGCTCTTCCACCTCCACTTTTATATTCCATAAATGCTTAATAAGGTTTATTGTCCTTCTAACTTCTCAACCCTTTTTTTCAGTTCTTCTATCTGCTCAATGTTCTTATTATGCTGTACTATAGCTTCACTTGTAAGTTTAGACCTTTCCATGTGAGGCCATCCCATGTATACTTCTAGTGCTTCATGGGATAATGCTACTGTTTTTTCATTCTTTCTATTTTTTTTCATTCAATTTCTCCTTTGCATTTTAAAAATTCATCCAAACTTTTCGTGCTTTCTTTCATCTTTTTAAATGCATCATGCAAACATTTCGACTTGGCATAATCTTTCTTCATAGCAATCATGCCGCATACACTAAGTATTAGGAGTATTGCAAAATCAAAATTCCCCTCAATTATTTGTTCAAAAGAAAGAATTGAAATCCCCGACAAACATAGTTGTACTCCCACATAAGCGTTTTTTAATCTTTTCATATACTCTATACCTCCTTCTTATAATATACTTGGTGAGTCGAGAGGGACTCGAAACCCCTCGCAGCATTATGACCACATATGGACTGTATTGTTACCGTACGATAACACAGATACCCATATACTCACGATGCCTACCATTTACTCACGGTACTCATATCGATAATTCAAGTTGTCTTTTTGCTTTTCTAAATATGTAATCTATATTTTCTCCAGTTTTTATTTTTCCGTTTTCGTCAAGATGTTTATTTGGAATCCAGATGTTTTGATTAGTATTATTAAGTGTATATCTTTTAGCTTTATATCCTTTGTAGTTTCTATTAATTAATTTCAATACAATACCTTTATAATTTTGTTTCACAACATACCTCCTTATAATATAGTCTTAATTGCTGCCCATAGGCAGTCACAAAGTTCTGTTTTTTCTGTGAATATGTAATAACCAACTTGTCTTAATTGTATTTCATATCCCCATTCTTTAACACCTTTTCTTTTTGTAATAGTTAAACACTGGTCTTTTGCTTCAGCAGTTCTATCATTTTCCCTATAGTTATTTTTTTATGGTGAAAGTTAGCCCAGTCTTTTCTTTCTACTACGTTATCATGCAATTTCCCTGGGAATAAACTATAAAATTGTTCCTCTGTGATTTCCTTGGCTTGTTTTGGTAATATGTGTTGTTTCACGGATTATCTTCCCCCTTCAATATCTTCCATCCCCCATCAATATAGTTATCCTTCCATACTACCCAGTCTTCCTCTAATTTTTCTTCTATCTTTTTCTGAGTTACATCATCTTCAAATTCATACCTAAACGTATCTTTATATTCTGAACAAACATCTCCAATACTCAAAGTAAATTCAACTTCTATTTGCTTCATATACTCTATCCCCCTTATAAATTCGCTTATATCAGATATATACTTACGTCAAGCTGGTTTATTATTACCGTAATTTCTACAAGAAACCCATTTACAGGTATTGAAATTTGGCTGTTTCTTCATATATTCTATACCTCCTCTAACTTCATTAATTCATATGTTTTAGTAATTTCAATCACTCCTCGTTTTTAAAATACTTAGCGAAATGTTTCTCAAAGTAGTCACGTCTGTTTATTAAGTCATCCATTTCACTGCGTTTCTTTTCTATCTCGACATTGAACTTATCCATCACACGGCATTTTTCTAATATCAATTCGTGTTCACAGCATAAAACAATTTCAATGCCTTCTGTGCTTGAATTAAAGTTGATGAACTCTAAATTACAACCCCAATAGTCCTGATTGAACACAGCAATTATCATTGTGGGTAGTTCCTTAAAGTTCACGAATTCCACTATCACGCCTGCAAGAACTTCATGTCCATTTCCGGAACTTTTAAGAACTTTTACATTATCCCCGACCTTGAATTCATCAATCCTTTTAGCTGTAGTCATGTCTACTTCCAGTTTAACACCATTAATTTCAATAATTCTTTTACCATTCATACCATATCCTCCTTATTTATTATGAATAAAGCATATCACACATCATTTAACATGTCAAAACTTTTCTTGAAATATGTTTGTCTTTAGGGTAAAAATATAATCCCCCAGGCTAATGCCGGAGGGACTATACTTTAAAAAACCAAACTAATCGGAGGATTAAACTTAAGGATGTATTTATAGTGTATCACAGTTTGTAGATGTTGTAACCCTTATTCTTTTAATTGCTTAATCATTTGGTTACTCAGTACCGCCACTCCTGCACACAAGATGCCGTTTAATGCCCCATTTAATGCCGTATCTCCGCTATTTAAAGCTAACAGTATACAGAACACTACACCAATACAAATGAGTATAAGGGGTATATACTTATCCCTTACAAGAGCGGTGTATTTAAAGGCCATCCCTAAAACGTACAATACCGCTATTACAATAAGATAATTTTCTTTAATTAGTTCTAATATTTCCATAACTACCTTCTCTCTGTCACCTTAAGCGGTGACTGCTATTTATACTATATGAGTTCCTTCTATCCCTCGTTGTTCTCTTCCCATCGTTCTTTTACGAAGCCACAAAAGGGATTCTTCAAGCTTTGTTATGGCTATTGCATTTTCTCTGCATTTAAATTCACTTTTTTGGAAATATTCAAGCCGGGTTATAACCATAGCGATTAAATCTTCGTTACATACTCCATTTACACCACATTCTTTTATGGGTCCTTCTTGAAAATGTACTTCACTTAAGACTCCTACTGGACACCTTGCAGTAACAACCTTAAAATTATGCGGTGCATTGTACTTCATTTCTTCTGGTAATTCATGATAAACTTCTGTGTACTTTGTTGTAAATAATCCACCTGTTACTTTTTCCATAGTCTCATCCTCTCTGCTACTTTAAGTAGTAGCCACTAGTTATTATATGGGTACCATCGGAATAAATACTTATAGTATTTACTACCGATTTTTCCATGTATGGACTTATAAATTCGTACACTTCTTTCATTTTAGCAGTAGTTTTAGCCCCTACAATGCCATCTACCTGTAAACAGTATCTTCGCTGAAAGTCTTTCACATCTATTCTGGTTGCATCTTTTATTTGTTCTAAAGGGAAAAACTTCCCTGGACACCGTGTTTTGTTCCAGTACTTGTGTCCTTCTACTCTTCCTATGTTTAGTGTCGATTGAAGATTTTTTATCAAATT